AACTTCGCTTGGATCTCTTTACCATGCTCTAAAAACTGCTTCATACTCATCCCATCCAAATAATACTGAACACATCTTTTGTTCTCTAATTTCAAAAGATCTTCAATCGCATCTTTTAATCGTTTTAATTCAGTGATTACTTCTAGGTTTCCATCCCTTAGATCCATATCAACTATGTATCTAATCTTTTTTGACAATTTGTTTATCCTTCCATAATTAATTCTGTTCCATGCTTTTCAAAATAAACTAAAAACCTTTGCCACTCTTTCAATGATAAAACGTCTTTTAAAACAATAAACTTATCGCGAGGACTTTTAAATTCATCAGTCCAAATAGATATCTGCCTTGCATCTATAAACTCATAATCGCTACGCTTTAATTTATTCTTGCAAAGCCATTTGATATATTCGCTCTGAGATCCCGACAAGACTGCTGTGGTTTGCTCTCGATCAAAAATTAAATCCATCCTTTTCATTTCCGATATTTCCGCTTCTGAAAACTTCTTATTAAAAATCTCTAGACACTCCGTTTTATCACAAGTCAATGTCTTTGCTTTGTAACTAGACTTAATGCGACAACCACAGACAACACAGCACTTCTTTAATCTAGCCATCATGTGCACCATAAAAATTGCTCTTACCCCTAAAAGATAAGAGCAAAAATATAAAAAGTGGGATCTATAGTGTTTTTATAATCTATTATTTAGAGAGAAAACAAGAATCAATTTAAAAAAATAACCCTCATCAGGATGATAAGGGTTAACAAAAATCAACAACTGGAAGAAAGATAATTCTAAACCAAAAATAAAGACTATTAAAGACTTCGTTTTAATTTTGATTGAGCTAACTTTGGATTTCTAACTACTTTACGCGATGCCATTAAAATGCTTGATCGCATACGGTAAAGTGATTTAAGAGAAGCCATAACCAATTGCGCTAATTCTTTTTCATCAGCAACAGGCTCGCCTTTTTGTTCCTCATAAGCTTTCGCTACTACAATGGCTAAAGATGAAAGAATTTCTTCTGCTACTTCAGGAGCTAAATCTTTTAGATCTTGACGATCCAATAACTCACTCAACTGAAATTTGCCTTCTGTAAATAGCTGATTCTTCTTTGCTAAATTAAACATGAATATACCTCAAAATGTTAATGTCCTTCAGATTAAATATGATAATTTCTTTTGACTCAAATGCATAGAGCGCAAAGCCTGCTCTAGCGTAGGAACAAATGAGTTTTCTTTGCAAGCCTCACAAACTGACTTTTCAGAAACAATACTCGCTTGCACTAAATCTTCATTAGTACAACCGCACGATTCCATTACATCATCGCATTTTTCGCACACTGTCTGAAAATGCTCATGCACAGGGACAGTGATTTCAACATCAGTTTCGCCTGTAGCTGCTTGATCTGTTGGAGCGTCTAAAGGAGCATCCATTGGACTTTCTATTGGAGCATCTTGACTTGGCTGTGAATCACTGACTGGTTCAACTAAAGGCGCTGGTTCATCTATTGGCGTAGCAGATGGTCCCATTGGAGTTTCATTCGATGTAGGTGACGCTTCTGGCGTAGGTTCTTCTGTATGTGCGGTATCAGATGGTATCTCGTTTTCAATGGCTACCGCTTCCAAGCCGTCCAATTCATCGCTAGCCTCATCCTCTAACGGTGTCTCGAACTTTACCCACACTCGCGCTGGGATCGTCTCTAAGCCTAATTTTTGCGCGGCTAAAAACCGATGATGTCCATCCATCACATGATAGCAATTTTCTGACGGGATCTTTAAAAGACAAACGGGTTTTTTTGATACAACGTCCGCATTTTTGACCAACGATGAAACCTTCGATGGAACAAACCGTCTTTGAGCTACATGCGTAATTGCATTCAATGGCACATCTTCAAGGTCAAATGGCATATTCTGCAAAATACCCTTGCGAGTGCCGACTGAAATAAAAGGACTCAATGGCATCTTCATATTGCGAAGTGGTCTATTCGCTCCACCAGAACCAGGACCGCCTTCGTTAAGTTTTGAATCCTCAGCAAATATGGAACCCTTGATGAAGTCTTTGGTTTCTCTTTTGACTGATTCGATCAAATGAGAACTCATTGATCCAATGAACACAAGGCCGAGGTTTGCATCCGTACTATTACCTGCAAGGAAGTCATAGACATAAATGCTTGCCAATCCTCGTATTTTTTTATTCTTTGGAAAGGCAAGAAACCCATGCTGATCAATCAGTTTCCCTTCTTTGTTATTAACGATAGCAGGATTGATTTTTAGAACCATAATACTATTAGTCATGGCAACAATCTTTGCTCTCATTCCATAATTAGGATTGGCAAGAGCCATATCAGCATCTCTTGAATAATGTAAATAGACCATTTCACCTGTTGTCAGGTTTCTTTTGATCTCATTTGGAAATACATTATATTCACTCTTTGCTGCCTTCATTTTTTCTTTAATTGCTAACGCTATTTCCTCCTTGCCTTCATTGAAATAACGCGACTCATATTTAGCCTTGTTCTGAAAATGCGACTCTGCAAGCTTTGCCCACTTGCCTTTTGATTCTTTTACTGTGCGACCAATCTCTTTTCCATTCTTTGCATAAACAAGGCGAGCCATTTTTTTACCCTTTTCCTTGTTATACTTGTCCACCCAATCCTGAGCAAAGCCAGTACGGGGACCACCTATAGCTTTTCTAAAAGCTTCAGTATCCATCCTGGTTATCTTGCCATCATCATCAATCTCAACGTAAACAGACAATTCTTTTGACTCATAACGAGCCTGAATAGCTTGAATCTGATCCATAACCTTTTGCTTTTGAGCCAAAGGCGTAGTTAAAAGCTGAGCCTTTAAAACAGCTAAGCGTTTCTCATCATCTGGCTTCATCGTCTTTCTTGCGCTTTGACCATTGCCACGAGGCTTAAAGTTGAGATTGCCAGCCGTGCCTGAGATCATCCGTTCTTCAACCGAATCTTTTTGATTCATAGAAATTGGATCATAACCAATTTTCTTATTGTAAGCTTGAAGTGCTTCCGAAATTGCAGCCTGCACATCTTTGAATGAAAAAACTTTCTCAAGCGCTTTTAGCTCTTGATTATGAACCTTCCCACCATGACTAGTGATCTGTTTTATTTGAGCAATGCCTTCAAATACAAGCTTACTAAGACGCGGTTTATCTTTTAAAACATCCATAGACCTAACAGCCTTAATCATGGCTGATTGATCCATTTTTAAAAGTTCATAAAGAGTAAAATCTTTATCCTCATGGAAATAATTCTCTGTCAATTCTACAAGTCTATGAATATCACTCGCTTTAAATGCGTTATTACTTATTTTTTTGTTATTCATTATTAATGCCTTTTCCTTAAGATATAGTATTCCAGCTTACACAGGTAGCATACAGACCTGGATCGTTAGGCTATGCGAACTGCCCATATAGACCAATAGACAATATAGGTCGAAGAAACTGGAGTCGATATATTCACAGTCGGATATAATTGGGCACTACCGTTGACGTTCCATAAATTATGAGCAGATTCAACGGTTCCTTCGCTCGATGTATTGCCTGCATCAATGAAACGACGCGTTGTTGTTATGCCCGTCACTGGTGAAGACGCTGCCGCACCTCCGACTGAAGTAGAAATAAATCCAATAAAATTAGTTGGAGCCGTATTTCCAACCATAAAATAAACAGAAACAGACCATAAACCAGAAGTAAGAGTAATACCATTTCCAGATAAATTTGAGCCGTTCGATATACTACCCACTGTGTATGTAGCATATTTTATCTCGCCTATATATCCCGCAGCAATAGCATCGCCATTAGTCACACCAGGCGCTTTACCAGCCTTATAAGCTCCTTGCGCACCAGCTAGTGTAGCTAAAGGAACATTAGATCCATCTATCTCTTTAGGAAACTGATTGAGCAAACCAAGAGTAGCGCAACTGCCAATCAATCTATTGAAATCATCATATCTAGGAGCATGAATCGGTGTGATGATATCAAAGCCTTCAAAATACGAAGCAAAAGCACCAGATGTCTTTGTTAAACGAACCGTTTGCTTACCAAATGGTAAACCACTTACGCAAAGCTTAAATCTACTAGCATTGATTGGAATACTAAGAACACCCGTAGTATTTACCCATGTAGCAGCAGTTCCACCTACCAAAATAGATGTTGTGTAAGATGACCAATTTGTGTTGGCTGGACCATTCAATGATAAAGTCCAACTTGTAGCTCCACCGCCTGTACCGCCTGTTGAATTTAAATTAAAACCAGTACCGATGAAGGTATATTCAACGTAATCGGTTGTTGCTGCTGAATTATACGCTCCGAAACCACTTTTATAAGCCGTCGAAAATGTATCTAAAAGCCATGAAGCTCCTGTATATAAAAATTCTCTTAAACATGATTTACGCAATACACCCGTAGAATTTGAATCGGTCGAAACAACTGGTGAAGCAGTGTCGTTAGCATAAGTAGCCATTATATAATAACTAGCTAATTCAACCGCACCACTTGGTATAGCTGGCTTTGTTGGAGCATAAACAATAAAGTGAGTAAGTAAAAGAGAGTTTGAAGATGCCGCTGGCCTTGTGACTCTTATCGTATGAGTTCCATACGGCAAACCAGATACAATCTTTCTCAAACCAGTAGTATTAGCACCTGATATGCTACCAATCGCTGCGCCATCAAGTGTGACGTTGTGTGTGTCTAATGTACCGTTAGCAATTTCAATCCAATCAAGTCCAGTTCCTACAAATGTAATAGAAACGAATGAACCAGCACCTTGTAAATTCAAGGTATCAAAACCTGAACTAGTAAACTGAGATATACTGTTGCCAACTAAAGTCGTCATTCCATCATCTAAAGTATAAGCTCTGTTTGATGCAGAAGTTGTTAAACTACTAAAATCATCTGTCCGAGAAGTACCAAAATCACGCCAATTAAATCGAACTACTTCAACTTCGTTGACTCGCGTGACTGAAGGCAAAACTGTTTGTGTCGCATTTGTTGCTGTAACAGCTTTAGCTATCGTTCCATCTGGTTTTTGATAAACAACTACATGCCCACCTTTAGTTCCTAATGAGCCAGATTCAAAAACCGAATCATATGCAGCGGTCGATAATGCTGATTTATATAAGCGCTTTGATCCTTTAAAAGATGTTCCAGGAACCAATTGCAAAGTAGAAGTAGTATTTAAAACTTCATAACCACTAATCCTAAGCCAGCTTTGATTTCTTATCTTAACTGTATGCAAACCAAGTGTAAGTCCGTTCACTACATTAATGACTTCGTTTTTAGGATAATTTCGACCTTGAATTAAAGTAGAAATACTTGCAGTCGGCATAAAGTTAGAGCCTTCAGATGCTCCATCAACTGTCGCTCGCGCATCCCGTGTTCCATCACTATTAGCGGCTAGAATATTCAAGCCGGTTCCATAAAATACTATTTCAACAAAATCAGTTACAGTTGAATTAGATTGCCAATGAGTACCATTAGCATTATTAACAAATGAAAAATTCCCAACCGCACGCACAGCATTTTGTTTGTCATATGATTGCTTAAAAACTCTCTCACCGTTTGGACCATACTCGCCTTTTATTTCAACGAGATCTAAAAAATGAAATCTCTCCACCCCAAGTCTAGGCGATAAGTCTCTACTAAAGTCTGTTACGTATTCTCTATTAACGATAGTCGTATAAGGTACTGCTATAGTTTCTCGATTAAGAAATGGATCTGCATTGTTTGATAGACTTGTATCTATATCCTGATTAAAAACACTTATTTTAGTCATATGATTATCTTCCTTGATCAATTAGTCGCTAAAGCAACTCGAATTCTTCGGCCTTTCATAAACGTATCATGAAAAACTTTGACAGCATTCAAAGCGTCTTCTTCAGTTTGATATTCAACAAAAGCAAATCCTTTGTGCTGTTTTTGACCTGGAGCACAAACAACTTTAGCGTAAACAACCCGACCAGCTTTATCAAAGTGCTCTGCCAATTCTTGAGATTGAACATCAAAACTTAAATTTCCTACATATACGCTGCGGTTGCTCACGGCATTTCCTTTCTAGATGAAATCTCGACTATTCGGAGATTCATCTTTTGGATCAAATTTTCGAATATAAGCTACTGCTTTTTTGACTAAAGAAGGCTTTCCTTCTAAACCTATATAGCTCGCATAACCAACTTCATTTTCCCGATTATTGTTATGATAGGCTCCGCTAATAGGATCGTTGCCTGTGGTCATGGTAATGCCAGGACCACTCCATATAAAATAACCATCTTTACTTCGACTCGGCTTGTCTTTCATGCCAAGCCCTTTTAGAAGCTTGAGAAAGTTTTTGGCATTTTCAAATGAAGTTAAATCGAAACCCCATTCAATATTTCCCTCATTTGAATCACCTTCACCTTCACCTTCGGAATCATCTTCTTTTTTATCACGTCGATACACTGTTAGATCAGTATCAGCAGCATCCTTAAGCGCATCATAAGGCAAACCCCAAACTACCATGCGCCATTGATCTTCGGTTGGCTTCAAAGCGTCTAGCTGATAAACCATTCGATAACCAATTTCTCTATCAATCAAATCATCCGAGCCTCTTGGCTTATGCCCAACTGCATGATGATATTTGGATAATGCCATCAAAATATCTAATTCGTTTTTCATTTTGAATGCTTTAGCTATCCCTATCAATCGATCAAGATAGTCTCCGCTATTGGCGGCTTTTTCAGCTTGCTTCCAAGCGTTATTGTCCGCTGCCTCTACTACAAGGCCAGCAGCATGATCCATAACTTTCAAAGCAAGACTGTTTGTCTCATTTAGATACTTTAAAGACATACTATTTTTCCCTCATGTAAAAAGTATACATCATTCTTGATCATTTTCGTCCATTGAATCGTTTCTGATTCCTGAGAGATGATCTAATGTCCTGTGTAAGTAGTTTGACCTCTCTGAGTCGTCGGCTAAGATTGGTATTGCCCTGTGAGATTTCATCCAAGATCTTATTTTGATATCTGTCAGCCCTTCTATCATAATTAGCCTGCGCGTTATCGACCAACCTGGGCAGTGCATCACGAGTAAGACCAGCATCTTCTGCTGTGAAGTCACCTTCCCCTTCCCTAACGCGCTGCTTCTGAATCTGTAGTATTTCTTCATCAGATAAACCCATTATTTTAGAGAAAATCCAATATTCAGAAAACTTTGCGTCACGATATTGCGAAGCTAATTCTAACTTAGCTTTTTCAACTTCAACTTGAGCTAATTCAAAAGCACCTGATGGGATAACCATAAAGGGATCAAATGATACTCGATCAGGATCGATATTTTTTGCGGCTAAATCAACTCGTGCTAGCTGTCTCATACCGTTTTTGATTTCACGCTGGATACGCATGACAGTTCGACATAGGCGAACGTCAAGTTGACTTAAATTAGCCCTGCCAACGGTTTCATCAGCACCTAAATATGATTTTGGAATTTTAAGAGCAGCAAAAACTTTATTTAAAAAGTATTCGACATCTTCAACTGATTGACCTTCAGGACCAGCTAAAACCTCTATCTCAGTTCCCTTACGATCTTTTCTAACTGGCAAGAAAAAATCATCTTCTGCTGAAAGCGGTGAATATCTAAAATTAGGCTTTCCACTTTGAGGATCGATAAACTTAGATTTCTTAAATTCGTTTTTAATTCTATTTAAAAAACCTTTTACTCCGTTAGGCGGCACATCTCCAACATCAACATAAAAAGCATAGCGCTGTGGTGAGCGAGTTACTTTATACATAAGCATCGCATCTTCCATAAGCTCTAAACGCTTCCAAGCATATCGCGCTGCTTCAAGCACGCTGAAACCATAAAGATCACGCATTGATCGTGATCTTAAACGCATATGAACGATTTCCCATGGTTCATAGACTTCTAACATGTTCGATGAATAATCAGGAATTTCCATTGCGCCAGCAGTTTTGTTCTTTAAACGATCTAAAAATGTTTGTGTATCGATAGTAAACTGCATTCCTGGATCTTGAATGTAGCCATATAGAATCCCATTAAGATCTTCTATGCGTCTAATCCAAGGCGGTGGAATATGATTGAGTTTGATGATACCTGAATTGTCTAAGACAATAGGTTCTAAAAATTCATTACCAGATTTACAAAGAGATCGAGTAATTCCCCATAAATCATTTTCCAACTTTAAATTAACATCGACCATTTCATTCAAAATGAAATCAACTGATTCATCATCAGATTCAAACCAAAGGCTTTTACCAGTCAAGACATCTTGAACCGTTGCATCATCAGCAAATATATCTAACGCTGCACCGAGTTCAGGAAAAGCATCCATAGATTCATAATCTGCATATCGACTCATCAAATCTTCTTCAATTCGGACGGAGTCAGAAATATGACTATTTCCACTGGTGATAATCCCTGGATTGCCAGCCATAGCGACAGATGACCTTGCAACAGCATCGTAATATCGATCTGAAACAGGTAAGACATTATTACGCTTAAAGACTGTTCTAATAAGATCCAAACTATTGCCAGCTATACCCATATGACTTATCCAATACTGAAGTTAATTTCATTCACGAAAAATTAGCCGCGCTGAATATAAGCTTCCACATCATACTCATGCCCTTGACGCATATCCGATACCGATCCATTAGCAGATACTTTTTTATATGATGGAGACAGCGTAACAGGTTTTTTCTTATGATAAACCTTCTTCTCAGATTGGCTAGGATTAACATCAGAGATTTCATCATTGTGAAGCTGTTTTGTTATTAAAACATTATCGCCTTCAATTAAACTCTGCTGATAATCTAACAATGTTTCACCTATACCCGTTGCAGATTCACTTATTCCCCTGCTCGGCATAAGAACGTCCCCCGTATATTTAGCTCGATATAAAGTCCAAATCGAACCGCACGCTGCATCGGCTAAATCTTTGCTTTCACCTTCTGGATGGTCTATTTTGTCTGGACCTTCTTCTAATCGTCTTAATTCCCCAAGGAATCTTGGATAATCATAACATTTTACCCTGCCCTCATAAATTGCAGAACGAAAATACCAATACGCTTGCTTTGCCTTTGGAATTTTACCAACGGCATCCGTTACAACATTTTCACCACGCGAAGAAATGCCAGTGTCAACAGAATAAACCCCTGCTTTAAATCCTTGCTGCTCTAATTGCTGAATCATCTCTCTACTTTGATATGTATCCGTACTAAATTCAGCCAAATGAAAACCATGAGCAACAAACTCATAACAAAGCTTTCTAACATTATGATTCAATACTTCTTCTTCTTTAGAGCCTTTTATTTCTAGTATGAAATCAATAATAAACAATGGCTTGTATTCAATTATCTCACCGCTTTGCTCAACTGGAACAAACCCACCAACATGAGTAATCGCTAAACCAAAACTATCGCCTGTGAACCCTGGATCAAAATGAACATGCCTAGCAGCTTCAGGATTCAATCTTGGTTTCCAATCACCGTTATCTAAACGAATAGCCAAAGCATCCCAATTCATATGGTAGTTTCTACGACTATCCCATGTAGTAGGATCTGGCATAAATGGACATGAGAAAGGATGAACCCTTGATGGATCAACCATTTCATTTATTTTTTCAACTTTTGATATAAAATTTGAAATAGCAAGAGTCGATATACCAGCAATGTCTCTTAACGTTTATTATATTTTGTTTACAAAATCGACTCTGAAGTCTTCGGGTATTTCTACTATTAAAGCATTTTCGTCTTTAATTTCTTCTGTGTCGCCAATAATCCTTGAAACATAGTCTGTAGTTCCAACTAAAACTCTAAATGTCTTAGATGAGAACGAACCTCTTTTCATCTCAATAATTGATCGATCTCTAACGAATGTTGATTTATTACCTAGAGCTTGCTCTTTTCTTATGAATTGCTCTGTTAAACTATCTTTTGTTGTTTTAGATGAAATAAGCATAATAATGCCAGGTAATTTACCTTTTTTTACATAGCGAGATTTCATCCTTCGACGAACCGAATCGAATAGGCGACCTGATTTACTTTCTGATCCCCAATTCTTTGTAAAGCTAGCATTACTCTTTTTTACTTTTCCCCAAAAGTTAACTTCATCAATAATGCCGCCAAATATGTTCATACCAATGATTGATGTATCAGTCGATGAACCGCAAATAATAGCTAAACCTTTTGGAAATATAATTTCATCTTTTAAAGGTTTTAGTGGAGCAAAGTCGTATTTAAAATATGGCGATTCTTGTATTTTAGCGGCTATTTGATCAAATACTACGCGTCTAGCTGTCTCTTTTGATTTAGCTAATGAACAAAATCCAATAACTGAATTAGCTGCTAGACCATAACTTATAGCTGGATTTTTAAGGCATGATGCTTCATAGAGCATGCGCAAAACTACTAAATGAGAAAACGTCGATTTTCCAGAATTATGACAAAGAATGCCATTCGATAAATAACAATTCTCATCAGGCACAACTAGGTCATAACAATTCTCATATCCAGCTTCTTTAATAGAAACGACATCATCCCAAAAACTGTCAGGATCAAATTGTATTTCCCACGCATGACAAATCATATGTGGATAATGATCAATCACAGATTTGACTTCTCTATAACTGGCATAAAGATCTTTTGATTTACCAGATAACCAATAGCTTTTTTGTTTCCATATATCGCATTTATGCCTTTTACACCAACTCACCAATTCTTTATAAGTTGTAGGTATAAAATCTAACCTAACTCTATTTAGCTTTAATTCTATAAGCGGTATGAACTCTTTTAATTTAATTCGCATTGAATCCTGAACAAAACCTATATTCTGATAAAAATCTATCAGGCTGTCTTTTGCTGTTATTTCCAAACAGATTCTTCTTGTTTTGTTCTTGCCTTGACTGCAATGAAAACTTTTAAACCTTATTCCAAATCGTCTAAAAGCCAATTGAATTTCTTCACAAAATGATTTGCTTGAAAAGAAGTAGCTAATCGAAAACATAGTTCTGGCTATATTCTTTTCAAGAACAGCATTTAAACTCAGACCAGATAAAAATGCTGCTAAAATAGAATTATCTGACTTTAATATTCTTGATGGTATTTTTTTAGTATCTAATAAATTGTCTATATCAAAAATAGACATAAAACTTTTAATATCTGAGTCAGCAAAAAACAAAGACAAATCATTATACCTACTATTCTTGACATTTACTTTATCAGCCAAAAATGCCAGCGTATCGATTTTATCTTTATCGTGCCTAAAAATAAGATAACCATTATCTCGCTTAACTATTCTTTGACATGAAAATAAAGCGCCAAGAAATCTAGCTTGATCAAATGATATTAAAAACTCGGTAGGGACAGTTTTAATTAATCTTGGTGATTTTATTTTGTGCCTATTGATATCTAATTGATCTGTTCTAGTCCAGCCATCCTGAGTCATAAATTTATGTTCTGAAGTAGCCTTAATGATCAAACCATTTTTTAATTTTATCTCATAAAGAAGTTTAAAGCCGTTATGAACGCCAACAGCCAAATTAGGTTTATCAAATGCTAAAATATGAGTTGATTTGCCATTTAAGTCTTTAAGCCGTTTTAAATCTCCATCAGCCATCTGCACAAGAGTTTCACCAGCAAGACAGCCAATACCGCCTTGAATAATTGCAGTATCGTATTGGCCTGAATCAAAGAGTTCTATTAAATCATCTTTCCATGGCTTGTAAATAGATTTACCCAAACTACCCATGTAATAATCGTCTTCAATCCATTGCTCCACTGAAACCATATCACGATCTAACTCTAGTGCGGTTAGATCGCTTTCTAAACTAGGATTAGAAAGCATCTCAAAAAAAACCGCACGCTCAGCATCGGTCATATTCTCAATGTCTTGCGTTATACTTTCTTGAAGCTCTTGAAATGTGAATAGAGAATAAGACTTAAATTTGTCTGTGACGATCATATGAATTATCCAATTGACGTTCAACTTCAGCCATTAAACTCGACAATATCAATTCACCATACTTTAAATCTATGAATACGCCTTCATACCTCATCAAGAAACATATTTTAACTTTATCTTCAAACGATAAGTCTTCATTTTTCCATCGCTGTTTGTTGTCGATAAGCCATTCGATTTGTCTTCTTTGTTCAAGTGTAAAATGTCTTTTTGATTTGTTTGTGTCTGTTTTTTTCTTTGATTTGATGTTTTTATTTCTAGTTTTTTTTGAAGACATTTTTCTTTTTCCTTTTGATAGATTTCTGAAATGTCTTGCTTATTATTCTTCCTTACGATGTCTCGCGTCCTTCTCGCAGCCAGGAAATTACCATCATATCCCTCTATCTTGTTTATTATGTCGTATTTAACGCACAGCCATGTTTGTAATGTTTTTCTATCTAATCCTGCTTGACTAGAAAAACATTTAATACTGAAATTCTTTTTATTCGTTACTACTGATTTGGCAATGATAGCGACTATTTCTCGATAACGCGGGAGCTTTGATTTGTTCTTTATTATCTTTTTAACTCGTTCTATCGCTCTATTCCATCTAAATGACTGTCTAGCATTCTTCAGTATGATATCCTTTTCTTTTCTTTCTTTTCTTTCTTCCCTTTTGTTTTTTTTTATTTCATCAGAAACTACATTCGATCTGTTGAATAGAGTTTGTTTAGCGTATCTCTTCTTCTCATCATCAACATTAATTCTTGATACATCAAGCGTATATTCGCTATCGAACCTTTTCATTATGTATTCTGGTATTTCGTTTATAGGCACATTGCAAACATATAGACAATCACTTCTAGCATGTTTCGCTTTGCTTTCAGGAAAAACCCAAAACTCTTTTCCACAACCGCCTGCACAAAATCTTTTTTCAACAGTGCATTCTAAGCCATGCACACTGATAGTTTTTGTTTCAGGCTGATTGCTCATATGTCCCCTCACAATTATTAGATTACGTTACATCGATAATTTCTGAGTTATTATCATCGCTATCATCACGATATGTTGTTTCCTGGATTACACGCTTAGCTATTGTTGTGTTTTGTTCTATTATTTGTGAAAAGCTTTCTGAAGATGTTTTTCTTATTTTTGAAATTGCATTAAATATTTTGTTGCGACTTTCATCGTTAAGCATAACTTGCGCTGCTTGCTTTCCCCATCTTTCTTCAAAAATCTTTTTCATACGATCCATTTGCGCTAAGCTTCCATCAATTTTTTGCTCAATCGTCGATGAAGTATTTGTCACTTTAACGGTATGACTATGAACCTCTGTTTGAAGGCTATCTAATGCTTTAACCATATCCATAGCGAGTTTAAGAGAGGCAGTTGTTGTTTTGTTCGTAGATTGCCTTTGACGTTCTTTTTCATAATCGATAAGTACGCGATCCATTTGAATTGCAAAAAGCATATTCATTGCATCAATAGGATCAATTCTGTCTTGATTTGAATTTATAAGATTGAGATGCCTAACAGGAATTCGATGATCAACTAAGCGAGATCTATTCGTTGCGCTTGAAAGCCAGTGATGAAGCATCCCTTTTAATGTCTGAGGCTTGACTTGAGTAAATTCTTTACGAGTAACTTGAATGAAATGAACAATCTCAGCTTTTGGTTTGCTATTGTCTAGCATGTGTTTTACTTGCGGCCAGCATTCCAACGACTCTAGTTTTTTAGCTCGCCTTTTTCGAGACATCGTATCTAAAGGATCAAATTGGAACAGCGTATCACCGCCAGAAGGAATTACTTCGCCACCTGATACTGCTTCACCTGAGACTGCTTCGCTACCGACATTGTCTATTTCATTTGTTGTATTTTCTGCACTATCATCTAAATCTTGATCTTGATTGCTTTCTATCATAATGATCACTTTCTAAAATAAGCTCGCCTTTTAAACAATGAATGATAATTTTCTACCCATTTCTTGCAAATTATCTCCATTTCTTCAAGCTTCAATAGCGGAGTGTCTTCGATAGAATCAATAGCTTTAAATAATGATGGCGATTCTTTTTCAAAAAATAAAAAGTCTTCTGAAGATATCCTATAGAAATCATAATAGGCTTGTATTCTTCTATAAGATCTATTTAGCAAACTATTAATATCATCTACTTCGCAATGCCCAATGTTGGCCTTTACCAGTGTTTCCATTTATATCCCAAAACATTTTTACATTATCAACATATCCCGTATAACCATAATTCTCAAATAAACGAAGATCGATGACCTTCTTTCCATTTAAAGTCATCGATTGAAAACTAAACTGCTTTGTTTCTTTTTCTTGATTTTTTAGTTCTTGCATTCAACAACTCTTTTTCAAGATTTTCTATTTGCGCGACTAAAGATTCATATCTTTCAGTTAGGTCTGAAAATTCATTCTGTTGACTCTCAAGAGAATCTTGTAAAGATGAAGATATCAATTTTTCTTTTGCCAAGGCATCTTGAGTCGAAATGTTTTTATCTGTCATGATTTGCAAGCCAGTTTTTAACTTAGCGATATCAGCACAAAGAAAATCTATGATTTGTTGAATATTAGAATCAACAAGTGAATCCAATATTCCTAGTTTTTCTCCTTTGACTATATTCCAAGGCATCAAAAAAGAATTGTATATCTCTTGTTTTTGAGTAGACAGCTTTGAAATATCTTTGAGAATCTCTTCTAGATTTTCCATGAATCAAACCCCTATCGTTTATATTCGATCTCTCTTTTTAATCGCAAAACCTCAGAATTCAATTCACGTATAACTTTGACTTGAAAAAAATAACTAGCAATCCAACCGCACATAAAAACAAAAAAGTAAATTATAATTCTCATATTTCGTTTGAATCTCTTTTCATTTTATCAATATACTCAGAAGCAAATTGCACACAAAAATTACATATAGCTAAACCATTTCCAGCGACCATATAAATGTTTTTGTGTTTAGAATTTCGACCACAAAAGTTGCAATCAATATCTAGCTTACTCGCAAAGGAGTTGCCTTTTTCCTGGTTGATTGGTTGATTCGCTGTTGTCTTGGACTTTGATAGTAATTTTTTTATCGCCAACATTGACGCTTGTTTCTTCTTCATGTTCATTTTGTTCATTTTCGCCTTTAACTTCTCTCAAAAGCATATTTAGCCCTTTCGCTATCTGCATTAACTTGTCGTTTGATTAATGAATAATTTTGATCATACCTGTAAGTCTTGACTGTTTACAATCGGTTTTACTCTTAATTTAATCAACTCTAATGCCTGATCAACTGTTATGGTCCACCAAGTATAAAGAGTATCAGGAGCCGCTGAAAAAGCATCATAAGCAATGTCGTCTAAGCAGCATACAATCAAATTATCTTTATGATTATCCCAAATTGAAGTTAAATTCTCGATGATTTCTGAAACATTCGTTTGATCGATTAAAATTAAAAGATAATCCATATCTGCTGAATTATCTTTTAGCGAAAGATGAACGCCAACATCATCAAGTGGTAACTTATCTATAAACGATAAAGCTGAATAACGTGTACCGATAACACCTATCTGCATAATATCTAATGCCTCACAAAAAAAAGCCTTCCAACCAATTGTCTATAACGTCCAAAATCAAAAATAGCACAAAACTGAGAAGATTCCGCATATCAACTCCTTCACGCTATTTAGTAAGGCATATTGTCTAGACCAATTTTAGTTGATTACTGCGACAAATAACAGTATTGACAAACGACTGAAATTGATTTCAGTCCAGTATGCATGTTGAGTAAAAAAAGGATAATCACGCTATATGGCGTAGATGTTTGAGAGGATAATATGTTTGCTAAGCCAAAAAAGTATAAAGGCATAAGAACTCATAATACCTGCGAAGTCTTTCGACACGATGGGAAATCCCTTGATCCCTGCAACTGGCTTATCAATCACTCACCAGATGGCTTTAATTGGGGATATAGCGGATCGGGACCAGCACAACTAGCCCTCGCAATCCTAGTTCATCAGCTTGGCTATAAAAGCAAAAAAGCCCTCGAATACTATCAGGCATTTAAAGAAGTCAAAATAGCCACAATACAAAATGACACATGGGAAATGGACTATAATGATGTCCTGAATTTCCTGAAAGATATCGAATGAAAGCTAATCCAAATTTGAATGGCAAATTAATCCCATTAAAAACTAATCTTGAAAAGATTTTCTGGCCAGCGATATGGGAGTTAAGTAGTCAGGGTAAATATTATGTGATGGTCGAAGATTTGACTAAAAGCCTACAAATAAATAAGCGCTCCGTTGGTGGAGTTGTAGCATCGCTTCAGAAAAAAGGCTGGATATTTGCTTTTAGTAATCAGAAAGCTGGACTGGATCTTGAAATAACATGCTTGGCACAAAAAGAAATGGGAATAAAAAAAACAAAAAGGTTTTGCAATCATCAAGGATGCATTTGCAATCTTAAATTCTTGAAAAATATCGAAGGAAAATCATGACAAACGAATTAAAACGAAAAATACAATGCACCAAATGCCCTTGGAAAAAAGATACTAACCCTTTCGATATCCTCAACTACGAAATATGTTTTTTAAAAATCTTCTTAAAAGACCTTTAGGACTAGGATCTATAGTCTGATCCCAACAATCAAGACATATAAGAATTTCATACGTAGTTGACTTTTCTCTTGCTTTAACCTGACATTCCACCTGATAGAACTTTCGCGGCAATATATTACCAGCTTCTTTTTTGTCACAGAAATCACATGTCCAAACATATTGTTTCATGATGCTACCTCAACATCTCACGCAAATAAATCCTCAATATTTTCAAGATTTATATTAAATTCCACCGGAAAATTGTGCATTCCATCTAAGGCGGTTTCTATGAATTTTTCTATAATTCTAAGCTTATCTTCTTCAGTCATTTACGTCTCCAATTGTTTGCGAACATCTAATTCCTGTATAAAATTAATTGCTGTTTTTGATTTACCTATTTCTTCAAGATAAGTACGCATAGGCAAACTAACATCAAAGCCGAGATAACCAAGCAGCTTATCAAAAAAATCTTTATCTTCACTTTCAGTCGGACTGGAAAACGAACAGTGCCTCAACAAACGAATCGAACCATCTCTTTGAGGATGCTCTTCCACTGAATAAACTACTCGACAATCATTTATTTTAAATACATAAGATGAATTATCGCCAACTGGATTTAATTGACCAGAAGCTATCCCTTTCATACGATCAAGTCGAATGATGTTTTCTGGCAGCTCTGCAAATACCCTCGCCTTCTCACAAATACCTGAATAAGTGTATTTTCTAAAATCAATCACATTTATCCTTTATCATCAAAACAAAACCCCTTCAGGAATCGCTACATTTTTAGCAGCAAGATCAATAGCCTTTTGCTTGTAAAATTTAATCGTGCGATCGAGTCCTTCTCTAAGAGAAACCTTTGGCTCCCAATACATACCCCTTAACTTACTATCGTCAACCTTATAACACACATCATGTCCAGGTCTATCTTCAACAAACTCCGTGGCTATTTCACGTCCCCAAACCTCTTCGATCGCATGAATAATCTCTAGATTCGTTAAAATATAATCACCGCCAATCATATAATTTCCAGGACGAGCATTCTCACTAAGAAATATTAAAGCGTCGGCATGATCGTCAACATATATCCATTGTCTGACTTGAAGTCCATTGCCATAGATGGGCACTGGTTCATTATTTAAAGCGAAAGAAATAATTTTTGGAATTAACTTTTCTTCGTTTTGTCTTTGGCCATAATTGTTGCATGAATTAGTTATAATCATTGGCAACTTGTATGTGTGGCGATAACTTGAAATCAAATGATCTGATCCTGCTTTGCTTGCAGCGTAAGGACTCCTTGGATGATAAGCAGTATTCTCAGTAAACGATGGACCATCCAAAGTTGTTTCGCCAAACACTTCATCAGTTGAAACATGTAAAAAAATAGCGTCGTCTCGCTCTGACTTAGACATATCTTTATAGTGTTTTCTGAAGGCTTCAGCCAAAGAAAAAGTCCCCATAACATTTGTTTCAAAAAACTTTTTAGGTGACTCAATACTTCGATCAACATGGCTTTCAGCAGCAAGATGAAAAACTCTAACGATGTTTTCATATTTCATTATTTTCATAATTTCATCATGGTCACAAATATCAACAAAGTGCGGTTTAATAAAAGGATCACGCGGAAGATTATCAATATCAGCCGCATAAGTAAGTTTATCAACAACATGAACTTCATAGCCTTTAGTTAGAAGACTTCTTACAAGTGATGAACCAATAAAACCATAACCGCCTGTTACCATGACTTTCATTTTATCACCCTACCCATAATAATATTTGAATTTTGAAATCGCATTCATATAACTATTTGCTCTACATTTCCAAATCTCTTGCCTATCGAAATAAATACGATAGATCGACTCATGCATATCTTTTTCAATCCCAAAAACTTTGCTGTCAGATTTAAAATAAGTCATACTTTTATTCCGTTACTCACTCTCTATCAAAAAAATCTTTTGCGATGATGAAATAGCTAACGGCTCACCCTTCCGCAATGGCCGCATAATATTCTCCTTTAAAACACTCGTCACCTTTCTATTCCCATCACTATCGACATAAGCAATCCGATATTTATAAGTGCTCACGCTTTCAATCAAGCATGGTATTAACGCCTTTACTTTCCCATATCTATAAGACCATAAAACCATGTCGCCTGCTTGATACAATTAAAAAGCTCCACAAAGATAAATAAAAAAGGCCGCCTTAGCGACCTTCTAACAATCCCAACCAGAAAAAACATTTGTGTCAGCATAACCTGGACACGTCGTAAGTTCTATTCTACTGCTTTTGGCCAATGCAGCAGAAAACTGGCCAGTTCGTTGAAACTGTTACTTCAACAATAATATACATTTAACAAGACTTTCAATCATTTTATCACATGCCAATCTGATAAAAGCTTTCAGCGCTCGCCAAAATAGATGAACGCTTCTGCTGACTGAAAGTAGCTAATAAATGCAAAATTTCTGCTAAACAATGAATCTCATCTTTTTTATGATGTTGAGGCATCACAATTCTATCCTCTTTTAATAACGACGGCCTATAAGTTTCTAAATCATTATTAAACATCTCATCCGACTTTTCTAAAACTTGTATCGCTGTAGATTGGGTTTGATCCGCTTGAGAATAATCATCGTCTGCTAATCCAGCTATATCTACTGATTCATTTTCTTCTATTGATATATCTAGTTTTTCTATTTCTATCTTTCCTTTTTTCTTTTTCTTAAAGTCAACTGATTCAGTTTTTACTTCACCAGAATTAAATTCAATATTTTCCATAATACTTCTTAACGGCTTTACATCTACATTTACCGAAGAAAATAAAGAATGAATGGCTTTTATATTTTCAATGTCGCGCTTGCGAGCAAAGCTTTTTAAAAGTTGATAGAGCTTTATCTGACCATCTTCATGACCAGCAGCACACAAAACTTCCTTTAATTTAAATTTCTTTTTTTCTGGATATGTTGCTTTTAAATGTGAAATTCCACTGCGTAAATCAGAAATTAAATTAGATTGTTTCGTCGTTAAACGCATAATCATACTCGCTATTATTATTTTGAAAGTCATATCTATTCTGGTTTTCAAAACATTGCAAGAATTAAAATTTAATACAGTCACGCTATCTGTTTTTTTGGCGTGCTAAAAGGGGGGATTTTTTTAATGAAAATCATTTCTCACTCAAGACTTATAATGGACAAACTAAAACTTGTACAATCCCATATCGGTGATATTCACGGTATTTTTAGGCTAGTAGAAACGAGACTAGATGGAATTAGATTCATACATCTTTCAATGCCTCTCTCAGTTATTTCCTCTATAGAAAACCCTAGTGATAATAAACTTTGGTTACATGTTTCTTTAGCTCACAAGAAAAGAATCCCTACACATGATGAAGTTGTTTTGGTAAAAAATTTGTTCATAGGTGAAAACAATTACGCTATCAGTGTACTTCCCCCTCGTGAATTACATGTAAACTTAAATCCCTACTGCCTGCATCTATACCATTGCCTGGAAGGACACCCATTACCTGAATTTTCTGGTATCTTAAACGGAGTTCGTTCGATATGAATGTTTTTGACAACCAATATTTAATGCAAGCCCTAGCTGCTCAACTATTAACAGGACAGCAGCACTATCAACACGGCATCAATCTGGTCAAATACCACAAAAACTATTGGGACAATGATAGACTGATAGTCGATGAGAAATTAACCATCAAGGAAGCTGATTTCTGGCTCGCTAAGCCTTGGGAAGAACTTAGGGCATTCCTACACTGGAAAGCTCAATACTTTTTACCTACGCTTGAATCTATTGATTTAATCAAGGACATCATTTTGACTGAATGTGATCTGTCTGATGCTATCGAGATTGGCGCTGGAAATGGCTGGCTAGGATATCATCTAGGTATCAAAATGACAGATTCAATGATTCAAGATGATCCCTCAGTAAAAGACAAATACGACACAGCAAAACAACCACGCATCACCTACGGCAAAGACGTTGAAAAACTAGAAGCATCCGAAGCTATCGCCAAATACAAACCGCACACCGTAATTGGCTCTTGGATCACGCAAAGCTTTAAAAACGATGGAACTGATATTATGGGATCTGAATGGGGAGTCGATGAAGAACACATTATCAAAAATTGCAAACGCTATATCTTGATTGGTAGCATACCTATTCACCAAACGAAACGAATCTTAAAACTTAATCATATTGAATTTGAAAACCGTTCCTTAATATCAAGAACCAAAAATCATGAGCTAAACCGCATATGGATCTTCAATGGTTAAAAAATATAATGAAGATAACCTACCTGAAATGAAATCATACTCAAAAAGGCACACAAAAGGTTTTCAACTCTATGTTAAAGCTCTAAAAATAGATGAAAACTTTTTTATCGAAACTGAAAAAGGTTTAATTAATGGCAAAGCTGGAGATTATTTAATGCAAAATATTTTTGGAGAAGTCTATATCTGCAATAGAGATAATTTTGAAAGTAGTTATAAATTAGTAGATAAATCATAACTACATGAATACCAGCTCAACCGAGAGCCTTTCGTGCTGCATCCCATCTTATTAAAAGATGAAGCACGTCCTCATAATTTAATTCAGGCTTCAAGTTGCTCGCAAGCGCATCACCCGCCTCAATCAGATTCAGGATCTTTGGCCATTCATTTTCAATCGCCTCATTCCATCGGTCGATATCGTGATGCTCCATGTAACGCTCTTCGAATAAGACCTTCAGCCTGTCCAGTGTGTTCCGTGTGTTCATGAAAAACCCATCTATATAAATGGAAAATAAAAAACAAATACTATTGCTGCAAAAATCAACAGCATTTCTCCAAACAAATAGAGTACCAAAAAAATAAAAACTATCTTCATTCACTCAACTACTTTGCTAAGCATACTATCATGGCTGGCAAGATGCGTAGTAACTTTCTATAACCTTTATTCGCAGCGTGTTCTTATCCAATTCTGCTTGTCGCATTTTCTTAAACCAAGCCTTCTTTTCAGGATTCCAATTAAAACCTGCTTTCTTGACCTCATCTTTCTTTTCGAACGGCTCTAACGATTGCACGAGATAAGACGGTTGATTTGCGTAATCAACAATCTTTGTCCAGTCCATGCGCTTAGTGATCTCCATCAGCGTTAGACAATCAGATAAAGCACGATGCGCGAATGGATTTAAAAACCCGTAGTCAGCCGCAATATGAGAAAGACTTTTTGACCGCACTTTTGCGTCGAAAGGATAATCATTCATCGAATCAATCCAACTGATCGACTCGAAAAGCGCTTTCGGTATTAGCTTTTGCAAAAAAGCTGCATCGAATGCTGCATTATGCGCGATGAAATAAAAAATCTTGTCTTGCCTCAAAAGCTCAAAACACAAAAGCCGATCAAAGTCATTCAATGCATATTTAGCATATTTTGAAAGAGCTATAACCCTATCGTCAATCTGACAAAGGCTGTCTAGCATAGCTTTTTGTTGATCATCTGGGTAAACATTAAAAATGTATTCTTCTGACGTGATATAGCGTTTTGTTGTAGGGCAATAAAGCACACAAGCAAATTCAACCGCTTTATCTACATTTGGATCCAAACCCGTTGTCTCAAAATCAATAAATGCTACTAGGCCAGATATGTCGGATATGTCATTCGATGTGTCGTTCATCCTATCAATCCTCTACTGTTACATTCTCCAATAGAAGCTTGATAGTATTTTCATAGGCTCTCTGCAATAAATCATTTGAAAATGGCTCAAAGCGATAACTACCTGATCTAGCCATACCCGCCATCACGCCATCAATTATCTGATCAAGAACATCGATCAAGTTAACATCTTCTGGAACGTATTTCGGATCGTGAAAATGATGACGCTCTACTTTTTGATGGTAATCCCACCAATCACGCTCTTTGAATTTTGTTTTAAAGTTACGATAAAAATCATCAATATGCGTGAGCTTTGATTGATCATGATAGTCAGCCTGCCATTTCATTTTCTCTATGAAAAAAGCAAAGCCAGCTTTTATATCGGATAAATGTAATTCAGTTGAAGCTAATAATTGTTTTTTGCTTACTTCATCAGTATTACATGTACGCGAATCCGCTGTAGGAGATTTTTTGATCTTAATCAACCGAATTATCTCTTTTCTTTTTATTGTGCGGTTTGGCCGCGATATAACTAAGCAAAGTATTCATCTTCGCATGATCTGATTCTTCAATCGCCTTAACTATAATGGAGCCAACCATCACCTCTGCAATCGTTGCTTCCGATCGCTTGGTAGCCTCTAACAATTCATCGCGTGTCATTGTCAGCATCTTAGCTACAGCTTCAGTCACAGAATTTCGGCCTATGAACTTCAAAGTGTCTAAGCTGTTTTCCAATTTTATACGAGGATGTCCAAATCTAGACATTCTTTACACCATTCCAATATAGCTTCTCGCTTTTGATTAATTTTTTATCGTTATCGTTGAGTAACACTCTTTTACCAATGGAGTAAACACCCTTAAACCTATCGTCGCCAATATTGTACTCAGATATGTAAACTGGAAAATTACGTGAGGATGCCCAGTCAAAGAATTTTTTATGGTTAAAATCATTGCCGTAATCGGCTGTACCTTTATATGGTATATCACAATAAACAACTGAATTAGGGAGTATCTCTATTTTTTCATAGCTATCAGAGTAAAACGACAATCGCTCCAATCGCTCCAATCGCTCCAATTGCTCCAATTGCTCCAATTGCTCCAATCGCTCCAATTGCTCCAATTGCTGCAATCGCTCCAATTGCTGTAATTTTCTTAGATTGTCTATCGTATGTAACTGACTAAGCTGTGACTGGCTCAAATACTTATGTAAAAACTTAGGTATTTCCGTCACCCTATAATGCTCTATTTTTTGTCTTAAATAAATTCTCTTTTGCTTAATCGTTTTAGCAATGGACGGCCACTTTTTAAAGCCTAAAGTGCTTGCTGCTAACTCATCGAATTCATCAAACACCACTGCTTGATGCATGGATCTTTTGTATTCTTCTATATCAGGATTGAATAAATAATTTCTCTGATTATTCCCAAAAGACCAAATGCATCTGATATAAGCGTCCGTGTCTTTCTTTGCAAAAAAATCCTCGCGTGAAACCCACTCCGGCTTAAACGCAGCGTAGTTAAACTCACCTTGAATAGAGCGCTTAACTATATCGACTATATCGGTTTTGATTTCATTGTAATGAAAATGTGAATACTTATGAGGAAAACGCTCAAGCATGCAGTGAGTCATCGAAAAACCACCGCCAAACAGGTCATAAAAATGAGTCGCCTTCGGTAGCGCCATGCAAATGCTTGGAGCTATCTTGGCTTTTGATCCCATATATGGAATGCCATAATCACTCATATCTTGACCTTAAATCCTCGCTCATTTAACTCTGAAAATAAGTCTTCTAAATCTTCCACGCTCTTGCATTCGACTACTAAAGTTAGTTTTTTGTCTTTTTTCTCTTTTTCTTCGTCTGATGGTAATTTAGGTTTGAATTCTATTTCGTTACTTAAAACACTGTCATCAGAGCCGCTTCTAATCCATTTTTTAGGATCAAAACCGATATCTGCAATTCCAAACCCTTCACGCGACAAACCCAGCAATTGCTTGCCTAAAACATCCTTATTCCATGTTCCTAATTCCGCTGTACGGTTATCAGCTATCGCAAACGCGATGGCTTCAGTGCTCGATAACTCTGTATAAACAACATTTAATGCTGTCCAACCTAACTCACGAGCTGCCATGAGTGTACCATTGCCTGCTACAACTACACCCTCTTTAGTTATGACTATAGGCTTTTGTTGCCCGAATTTGGCTAGAGAACCTTTGATCGCAGCTAAATTCTCTTTGTCATGCAATCTAGCGTTTGAAGGATCATTTAACAATAAGTCTATCGAAACACGCGATATTTCCATTTATCAGAACTCCACTTGCCATTTAGGTGTTCAATCCAACTCCCCCTAAGATCATTTGATTTAAGCTGTCGCTTGAAAACCGTAACCTTTTGATACCGTGTCATTGCGCAATGACATTGGGTAAACTGGCCAGTTAAAGAGAAGGATTGAACTAAAAAAAACTAGCAAAATGAGTTTGATAAAACAATTGTTTTCAGTTTTTTTCCAAATAATTAATCATAGCCTGCATCAATAGCGGCACAAATTCAATTGCCACATGCAAAGACAAACGAATCGAATCTATAGCTTTTGCTTTTTGCCAATGAGCAAGAACAGGATGATCAGGAACATATGGCTGTGTTTGCAATGCCTTTAATAATGCCGATGATTCTTCATAATCAGCATCATTCGTGATTTCAATGCTATTGGTCTTTTCGCTATAAAACATGCTAATTAAAGTTTCCTTGGCAGTCCTTTAAAACGGATAACCGCTGCATCAAAGTCTTCACGCCTTTTGTAATACTTCGGATAGAGAACCTTCAGATATTCACTTTTTTCTTTTACATCGTTTTCTGAAATCTTGTCGAATACATCTTTCTCGACATGAAGCCTGAATGAAACGCTCTCATCAAAACAATGGAGCGTTACATCTATCGTGTATTGATCACTACTTCTTATTAACTTCAATCTCTATCTCAACTTCTACTTTTGTCCCGTTATGCTCTACATTAACTCTGACTTTTCCTCTACCGCCACGAGAAAACGCACCTAAACCAGCACGTAAACTATCTTGCATCAACTCTTTTAAATTCATACCAGAGTTAGGATCGATATCAGGCAGTTTTTCCATTCCATCTTTGTCTATAATCCTTAACGTGCGGTCAATCTCTATGCATTCTTCTTGATAGCAAGCTTTAGTATATGTTCCAGCATAAGAAGGATCGTTCATAATAGCTGCTCGAACCGAATCTAATACAAAAACTACACCTAACATATTTAACTCCAATCCAATGTTGATTATCTAACGGTCTTTATTACAAAGTCAGATCAAGGGCAATCAGATTATTGATTAACAGGCAATAAGATGCTATTATGGCTTATCGTTTCCTTCTTAACCTTTTTCATGGAGCATCTATGTCATTATTCAAAAAAATTATGCTCATCGTTACATTGCTATTCGCTTCATTTGAATGCGCTATCGCATCTCCTTTGTCTCAATCGTCGCAATCATCTCAAGTGCAACAACAACCTCAAGGCTTGTTAGGAAGAATCGGACCAAGAGCCATCATCCAGCGTATTCGTCAACGTATCCAGCAAAGACGCGCTCAAAGACAACTGCAACAGCAGCAGTTGCAACAACAACAATTGCAACAACAAGCACAGCAATCGTCTTCTTCAAACTGATTGATTATTAAGCAAACTCATAGCATACTGCCTTTCTAGTTAGTTACTTCTTAGATTTCCGTTTTGGCTCCTTATCTGTATAGAGCATGCGAGTTTATCGCGTGCTCTTTTTTTGAAAGCTTAAAAGAACTCAGGATATATTGTGATCATCAAGCTATCCATTATTACACTACTCATCTTTAATAGTATTAACTGCTTCTCTGCTTCTATAACCGCGTCCTATCAAAATACCGCACGCGAAGCTTTTCTTGACCAAAACGGTAAACTAATACCACTCCTAGACGATTTCGCTAAAAATTGCCCACAACTTCAAATCAATGGCATCGATAATGGCATCGATGCTCGCATAACTGAAATCATCGAAGCCATTAGCATCGGCTATTCTAAATCTTCGAAGAGAAAATATAATCTATTCATAAACGCTAGCGCATACCGCACAAATACTCTCTCATCACTCGATCTCACCAGTCTTGGACTTAGCTTTGAAGACGAACAAAAAGCCAAAATAGAAATTAATAATCTCGGATGTTACTTCGACAATCAAACCGAAAAATATAATCCTGGATCCATCGTCGCTGGCTTCTCACTTAATTTCTCTAACTTCGATTTTAGTCTCGCTCTCGGAAAATCCTTTAGCCAAGAAGAAATTAAATCAATCAAAAATCCTAACGATTCATTCTTTCTTGATCTTGCGCTTACTCCATTCATTGGATCAAAAATTCAAATAGGTCTTCCCATCAGCACTAAAATCGCTAACGGCTATTATGATTTTTCTTATGGATTATCTGCTAGAACTGATATCGATGTCTTTCTTTTCGATATAGCTATTACCCAAAGAAAAAGCTTTATAGGAAACTTTCAAACACTCGCAAATTCATTAGATACTTCGATAGTTTGGTTCTATGAAATAAACTCATCACTTGGCCTTAACTATCAACAAACTATATCTGGCTACCTTATTCCAACCGAAAAAACATTTTCCATCTCTATCAGTAGCAACAAATAACGCGATAAATTCCCTTTTTTAAAGTCCTCTGCTTCTGCTGTCCAACTGAAGTCAAGTTCATTCAATTTCTTTTTTAATCTAAATGTTGTAAGCTATATCGACACACACAAACACACTTTGCCTGCGAGGATAGGACTATGACACGAACTAATGCTTCTATTTGCCTTTGCCTACTGCTCTACGCATGCGGCTATGAATCAAAACCTCAACCAATGCAACCAATTTATCAATACCCTGAACAATCAAACGACGAACCTACCCCATCTGATCAACCAGTGCCCACGGATGATTATGATGATGAATATAACGACGATAACGATGGCGATGATGGCGACGACGACGATTGTACTGCTTTTTACTATAGGGGGGATTCTTACGATGCTAACAGGAATGATTTTTCTTATGGTTATGCTTGGTATTTCGACTATTGGAATTTTTATCGGAATTATCAAATTCCTTTGCAACATCCTGAAGAAATGATTCTTAAAAAAGGCAAAGGAAAAAATGGTGATGATGATAAATGTAACGATGATAACGACGACGACAATGACGACTAACAAATGAGTGACAGTGAACTATTTGATTTTTTCGAATAGTTCGCTGTTACCGAATCTATTCCTTCACCCCGTAGTAAGCAATTCCACCGTCCTGAATCAACATTAACTCGCGATATTTGAATGGCCGCATAAGCAGAGTAATTCCCTGCGGAGTAAATCGCCAATAATCTCCACCATGGTCAAAGTCTCCATACGTATCAGAACTCTGATTCAAATGTTCCGCTAAAAATCCGTCAGAATCTTCATAACGCTTCTTAGTCGGATGAAATGGCTGAATGAACGGGACTTCAATCCAAACCTCACAACCAGTGTTCGCAATCCGATACATCTCAGCAGCACAAGCAAACGGATCTTTCACATGCTCTAAAATCGCATTGCAAACAATAAAGTCAAACTCTCCATCATTGAACGGAGTCTTCGCTAAATCACACCTTACGTCAATACATGAACGCTGATCGTAAAGATCTATCGATGTGAAATTTTCACTGTACTTGTGGTTTACTAACGTCGAAACCCCAACTTGAAGACACTTCTTTGAATGATCGGCCTTATATCGATTTAAAACCGATAAATATAATTCGCCACGTCTCGCATCATCACGACCAGGAAACATCTTAGAATGAATGTCACCAATACCTAAAGACCACACCATCGGGAATCTCCTTGTTAGTATCGAATAACAAAACACCTATACCCTACATCATCCAAACAACACCCATATAACAAAGCCAATACACAATTCCAAAAATGATGAGTTGTCTTCCCATTCGATCTAATCCGTAAAGTCCCCAATATATCCTATGTTCTAACCTTTCCTTTGCAGTCGATGCTAAGAATTCTTCAGCGCCTAATGGCTTAAACTGAGCAATGAAAATAGATTTCGCTCTAACCGCACTCAAAAGCATATCAAGTGTGAAATCTAAAAATGAAAGCATAATAGATAACGGTAACTCAGCATTTGTCATAAGCATGCATATTAAAAAAGTTCCAAATGCATGAACACACGAGTTTACAAACATCGCCTTATAAGAGTTTTCATAAAAATGTTTTAATATAAACGTAGGATGAATCGGATAATCACATATCAATTTCTTAATCTCAAAAACTACTAACATATAAAATATCTGAGTTAAGTCATTCATTTGTGATACCTTATGCTATACCTTATGCTACTTTCTCTTTTCTTTGTCTTTGCTGTAAGAAATACCTAGCAATGCTCCAAAAAAATAACCCATAAAAAACATAACCATGAACTTACCAATCAAAATAATTGTATGTCCATCCTGCATCGCTTCTAAAAAATCATTCATCTTTTAATCCTACAAAAAAACTACCCATTAAAAAATCTACTGTACTTGTTCCTCGTCGCAAGATTGCCAGTCTGCGCCAAAATCCCTTTGAAACAAGTATTCCTCACAGCGATCCTTGCTTGTGGGTAATCTATCCGATGGAAAAAGATTCTCATCAGCTAGAATCTCAAATGCTTTCGTTTGATCTCCGTCCTCGTATAAATGATATACAGCCTGAAATAAAGCGTTCCTTGGCTGTCTCTCTACTTGAGATCGTAATACAAATTGATCGCTACTACTCACTTTTCCAGTCAGCTCGCCATTTAACCATATCGAAAGTATGTCTAAATGCGCCTGAAAACCTTTGTTAATAACAGGAAGTGCTCGATCTGAATCATCAGGATCAGCAGGAACCTCCAAACCTGATAACTTCTTATCAAGCCTTTGCATCGTGAGAATAAGGCCAGGAGTCATCAAAACTCTTGAAATACCTTCAGCATTATCAGATGGTCTACCCATAATGTAATTATTAGCTTCAGCATAAGATCTAAAACGATGAAGCGCATCTAAGTCTTTAGTCTCGTAAAAAGCAATGAACAACATTAAAGCCATGTCTTTACTGATATCTGACTTGCTTTCGCCTTTATCAAAACAATCCTTCTCAGGCGAACGATACCAACGGCCATTATCTTCAGATGCATAAAGATTAGCATCCTTACACCCCTGAGATGCTTTGCATAAAGCTGTAAAACCAATACTGTCACATTTTTTATGAGCGTAACCATGCTCGTTTAATGCTTCATGCTGAAGCGAAAGATATAAATTCCTTTTGGCTTTTACTTTCTCACGTAAATCATCAGAAATTGATACCTGATCTTTTCTCTCTGATTTCTTGCATGAAACAAAAAGCATTAAAAACATAAGGGGAAATATGATTTTTGTTCTGAATATCAAAACTATCTCCCCTATTCTATATTAAGCAGCTACCTTATAAATGATCTTACGCTTCCGCTTCTCATCACAAGCCAGCAATAAATTAGAATCTTCGCTGTTTTTTCCAATATAAACTACGCAGTCAGCATAGTCTATTGCTGTTTCTTCCGAGTAAAGAAAACCGATGTATGGAATCTTAAATTGCTTTGCCCATTTCACGGTTTGAATCTCTGGACCTGTTGCATTTAAAATGGCTATCTCTTTGATGCCATCAATCATCGGATAAAAAACAGTTTGAATTATTTTATCAAACTCTGATTCCTTTAACTTGATGTCTTCACCTATAACCAATAAACGCATAGACATCTCCTTTGAAAATATCCTCAACTGAAATTAATTCAGTCGGAACTGTCAATACAGTTTTCCCTTGAGAGATATCAGTTTAACCGTTTATTGCTTCAAAATATTCATCTAATGAAACTATTTTCACTTTTAAGGGCAAAGTTATTGTTTGGTGAGTCTCTTTGACAGCATAGTTGTCAGTTGGTGACGTAATGAATAAATCGTCTTTCTGATCCGTTCGAATGTAAAAACTCTCAAACTGCTCAGAACCTTTGACTACTATCGCCCTTATCAAACTCGCTTCGTCAACATCCGGCTTAGGCTTATCGTTCTTTTCTAAAACAATATAGTCCTTCGCATCAAAATACAAAACTGGACGCTGCTCAACAAAACCAATCTTTGCAAAAACATATATAACGCGATCTCTACCCGAAAATGTTAAAGCAAAGCTACTTGATTGCGTCAAAAAAAGACTATATTCGTAATTACTACCATAACTCGCTGCGCTATTATAATCACGCATAGTAAGCCTTTATATGACTGATTTTGTGTATACATCAATCATACATGCCAAGCCGCTTTATGCCGAAGCCTTTTTTAAATTGAGACTTTTCAGTTCATGATTTTTGGCAATGGATGAGGAACGTCCTTGTCGCAATTGCCTTCCTTATTTGCATATTGTGCTCGCTGCTTAAAGTCTGAGTCGAGCAAACAGCCTATGCCAGCGGATATTGTCGAGCACTTTAATTTAACAGTCTCACCTGTCTTTTTATTTAACATGTCGATCGAAGCCCAACCGTCCCCCTGTGGGCAATCAATCGTAATAGTTGAATCACCACGTAGCATAAGATCATAATCATCCATCTTCATTTCAGCTCTAAACTGCCTAGCTAAAACTCCAGAATTTTCCCTAGCTACTTTTCGAGATTCTTCCGCTGTCTCAAACGAGACTTTTTCATTCTTACAAGAAACAAATAAAACTAAAATAGAAACTAAAACACCAAATCGCATAGATAATACCTCTTAAATATTCTAATACTCATCACCTGACACTGCTTCTAATCCAAATGGAATCTCAAACAATGTCTCATACTCTCCTGATAATGAATCAGAATAACTCGTTCGATGATAAATAATCTCTCTATTCTGATACCCATCAACAAGTGTTTTGCCTGATATCATCTCTTTTTTTACATAATAACTGCCTGAAAGCATCGATACGAATTGATAGACTGGACCTTCAATCAATGTGACTTCTTCTGCCATGTCAGTCCTCAACTAAATCATATGTAAGCTCAAAAATATCTGGCTTACACGGGTAAAACTCACCCTTGACACCCTTTATAATATAATCACCATGCGATGCACGTAGAGCGCCTTCTAGTGTTGGAATGAGCAAATCAAATTTATCTACAGCCAATGCATCAATAAACTCTCCGAAAAACTCTTGGTGCTTCGGAGTTAAAAACCCTGTCCACTGCAATGCTTCTATGATCACTGGTTTTTTTCTATACCGCACATCAACCCCGCTTAATCATTTTAATGATCTGATCAAATCTTTCTTTAGACATACCCAAAACTCGCGAGCAAATTGGAAAAAGCGCTGATGGATCTCGAAATCGACGATGGTGATCACTGATCAGCCCCCTTATGTCTTTCTCACTTAAACCATCGCCTGATGATGATGAATCATTCATTTGTGGTGGGTTTTCTATTAATTCAACTAAATCATTTTGGAATGCTTTTAAGTCTTCAATCTCTTGCGGAGTCAATTGATTTGATCTGCTCGATGATCTGATCGAATCAATTGGAAATGTTGGTATCGACGGCTCTGGACTCTGTGCAACACTTGATGTTGCTGGATTTTGTTCTTGTAAAAGATTATCCGCGTTATCTATTGTTTGAGGCTTTTTTTTTGTGCCCAATATTGATCTTAAAATATCTTGTGCTTTATTTAATGCCTCCAACCCCATCCAAGGAGTCTCGAAATTCTCACTCTGAAGTTTGATCAAAGCTTTTTCTGGTTCACCAGAAATCTCACAAATAGAATCCTCTACCTTTAACCGTATTTCCATTATCAGTAGTCCTAAACAAAAAAATGTGGCAAATTTCTATCCCGATCACTAATTATCAGATTATTCATCGGCTCAGTAAATACCTGATCATATATCGATTTGCTATAAAGATTGTAACCGCGATCCTCATCTTGCACCCAAACTTTAGTTGTCGCATAAACAATCGTCGCATCCGTTACCGCACAAAAACCATGCGCACATCCTGATGGAATACAAATACCCAAATCTTCAGAAAGATAAACACCCGCTACTCTACCGTAAGTCCGACTTTCTTTGCGAATATCTAAAATATAATCAACTATTATTCCATTAATCGCTGTCACATACTTTGTTTCTGGATGTCCTACACTATAATGAAAACCCCTAAAAACACCTTTTTTAGAGAAACTTGTGTTGATTTGTAATTGCTCTAAATTTTTTCCAGCAAAAAGTGTTGAAAACTTTCCGCGATTATCATCATAGATTTGTCGCTTATAAGTATAAGCGCCATCAATAGGCAATCCATCGTCTAAAAATAATTGGCTAATCGATGATGCTTCCATCTACTCTCCAAAGTCGTCTTTCAGCCTTGAGCGCTTTAAGCAATTGAAGAACTGCATAATAACGATTGCGCTTAGGAATTTCTAATTTTTCTAGCTCATCTCTAAGCTCTACAAACTGTTGTCTACCTCTTTCATCAGTTACTAGCTGATCATTTAAAGCTACGCGCCTTGGCTTTTTATTTAATGCTTGAATTTTGTTACTCAAATCTGTATTCCTGTTTGCTTCTTTAAATCATTATAAAAACACTGAATATCAAAAATATTCATGTCTTTTGATTCGCTATTAAAAATGAATTTTTCTAACTGATTCAATGTCTCGTAAAATGCTTGAGCTTGTTTATAATAAAGATTATAAGCAAACTCATCTTCTGGTAATTTGAACTTCAAAACAACTTCTGTTTGCATCTATCTAGACCTCAGCTACTCATAAATCTTTCAGCAGCGCCTTCACCGTAAAAATCAATCGTTTCTTCAGCAGTGCGACGATTCGCAATAGCATCCAAACCAATTGCGCACATCGAAAGTCTTTCTGTATCAATTTCTGTTGCAGCTCTTGGAATCAAATCACCATATTCTATGGCTCTAGCAAATTCTTCTACTCGAACCTTTCGAGCCTTGTCACCATGAAGATAATACATATGACCGTTTAATACGCGCATAGCTACGATTAAATTCGTGTGTCCTTTAACAGTTCTGGCTTCAAAGATGTTGCCAGCCCTGACAACAAGCCCGTTTTTAAAATCCTGATAGAGAATTCTTCCGAGTTGATCAAAATTCTGTACGTGAAGCGGATTGCCTTTTTCATCTAACAACATGGTTTACAACTCTCTCTTACAAAGATTCGAATTGGCTGAAATGATGTTTCACATGAGCCATCATCATAATAAGCAGTCAATTCGCCAAAATATGTACCAGCTCCCGATACATCGCCTTCTTGCAATATGTATGTCCATTTACCTTGCGATGGATCAACGCCCGAAAGGCTTTCATGCCCTTCATTCGATATGAGGCAATCTTCGCCTGAGCCACAACCAGAATGTGATCTAGTCATGAATAGTTTCACACCTGACACACCCGTTAAAAAGCTAGAATTGTCACAATCTTTTAAAACGAAATTGAGTTTTGGACCTGTATCGCATTGCACTAAATTAATAGTTTTATTACATCCCATGCGATTTACCACTGCCTCTATTGTTAGGGATTTTTGAAAAAAAACGTCTAAAAAACAAGACATTGCTTCCCCTTTAGACTGAAATTAAATTCAGTAAATAACCTTGGCCTATAGATAGTATAGACCAAGGTTTAATCCCTCTAATAGTTAAACGTGCTCTTAATCCGCTTAACTACTGCTTCCTATTGCAATCACTTATCATCTTCATCTACTTCAACAACTTGCCTGAAAGTTTCCTCGCCAAATTTAAACGATAAACCCTCATCGTCTAACAGCAAATTGCCAGCGCGATCAGATGGGAAAGCTACGATGCGAACTGAATAAATCTCTTCGAGGCGTTTGAGATCAGCCTCAATGCCAGGACGAACACCTTCGGTATCTGCCTGATTTTCAATCGACCATTCTTCACAAATTCTAAAGAATGCTAAGGCGCGTTCCTTGTCATTATCTTCCATTCCATACTTTGTAAGGATCAACCGCAATACATCATTTACTTTTTCAGCTTGGCCGAAAGGTAGCTTGAATTTAAATGTTTCTTTCTTATTAGCTAACTTTTTCTCATCCTCAGCCTTACGCTCTTTTTCTGCTTCAAATTCGCCAACTGATGCCTCTTTTGTTTCTTTGTAATTCAACATAAGAGTTTTAATTTCATCAACTGTTCGAATACGACCGTTTTGATTAGGCGTGGACGCTTGATTGATAACTTCAATCAAAGTATCTGGATCCTTGATCTTGCCTCTAGTAATTTCTTTTGCCTTGGTTACGCCAAGACTTTTTACTTTAGACATTAGATCTGAATAAATTTCAGGTCGATCAACTAGCAAAACAGGCAAAGATACAGTGTAATATTTATACATCGATGTTAAATCGAAAGCATATCGAGCAGTGTTATCGATAATAGAGCAAAAATAATCTTCAATATTTTGATAACCAGCTAAGCGGTGTAGAGATCGCTTTTGTACTTCAAATAGATCGCCTGCTAAATTCCACCACTCATTCGTTATGTGTGTCTTTCTTTCGTCGATACGATTTAGAATAGCCCTGTTTTCTTCGTTGTCTTCTGGAAGATCCTCTACCTCATGCACACCTGTTTCAGTGTCGATCGTCACTAAAGTTTGTGTAGGCGCATCAATCTCAGGCAATTGAACTTCAAATGTCTCAGTATACTCAGTCGTTTCCAAGTCCATACAATACTCCAATCAATCCGTTAGATCCTTCGTTATATCATGAGCTTTTACTTCAAGCACGATCTTTTGACTTGATTTCATTGTTCGATTCATTAATTCACCGCACACCGTCACAAAATCGCCTGATCTTAACTTCATCTCTTTACACTTTTCGACTAATGAATCAAACACATTGACGTGAATAAGCGTTCTATGTCCATCCTCAATATATAATGTGAAGTTTGCTTTCTGACCTGCGCAATAAAGATCTGATGTGAATCCGCTCAAGACGACTTGATTTTTAAAATTAGCCGCCATTATTTGTCACCATACTTTTGGCGCATAAAAGAATCGGCTAACTTCTTTTCTTCTTTCGAAACCGCTTTATCTAATATTTTGCGAGTAATATACGCTAATGCTAAGGCATCCGATTCATCAAAATTAGAAAAAGATGAATAACCCAACGCATTAAGTTTCCGAGCTACCTCATCTTTAATATCTGGAAGTTTCTTAGCGTGGCCTAAAAGAATTTTTCGCACAGTCGTTGATGGGATTGATACATAAGACTTGCGTAAAGCCAAGTAGATCTGACTTTTTATTATCCCACCAAGTTCGCAGGCATACGCTATTTGCTGAGTAAAGGCATATTCTTCAACCACTATCGTATGAATCTTAGATTCATACGGCCTCAACAAATGGATGACAGAGGATGCAATATCGATATAGCGTTTTGTTTTTTCCGCATTTGAAGTGCTCTTTTTGAGCGCATATCCAAAACTATGACAAATCGCGCTATTCCCGTCTAGAATAGCTAAACCTGTTGAAGTTAAAGATAAATCTAGCCCAACAAAGACACCCACAGCGTCAACCCACCCCAAAGATCGATAGCTCTCCATGAGCACTGCAAAAAAGAGTGCCCATATACCTATCTATTTGTTTTCTTTATTTTTTTGATCAATGAAGGTGATTTAAAACAGAAATGAAAACTCTGTCAAGTCGGGAATTCTGTGAGTTCTGTCAAACGCTTAAACTCAGTCGCAGGAATCACTATCCAGTCCTGAGATACAAGAGGATCAAGAATATTTAAAAATCTTAAAGAGACTAAAGGAATCCGGCCATTTGGATAAGCTTCATAGCTGATCTTTTCTAGCCATTCCGACTTAACCGATAATGAATCCTTAGCTGTCTGCTTACATTCAATCTGATACTTGTCAGTCGAACCATCAGACTTATAACCCATTAATCGACCAGAACCCTTATGCGCTTTACCGCCAAGGGATTCTGCTATCTCTTGTTCATGAGATTGTACTGTATAAGAAGACGATTCAACTCTCTCGCTCGTTTTCGGTTGACGAATCTTCTGGCGCCAATGCTTCAGAGGATCGTCCTTTTTTGGTTTCTTCATGTGTGAAAACTTTCGGAAATAAGCGCTTTAAAAGAGCACGCTTGAGTTTTGCAAAATTTTCTTCATTTTGATACCAATGCGCAATGAGATCGCCTTTACGTTTATATTTCTCATCAAACATCGTCCAAGATGTTTTGTCTATTTGCTTAAAAACACCTAAACGCTCTGCATAAATCTCTACCGATTCTATCTCTTGCAATTGCCCTGCTTGAAAACTGCCTTCAGGATCATCAGCTACAGCCAACATAAAGCTCCCCTCAACCTTTGGCGGTGCTGCTTTATTCTTTTCAACTTTAAACCCAAACAGACCAAACTTAGGCATCGTATGCTCTTTATCAAAATACTGCATGCCTTTTGAATAGGTATGAAGCTCCATAGTCGAATAGAAGTCTTGACCTCTACCCCCTGGCTTTGTTTTATTGCTGCCAAACGTCACTCCAAACTTATGTCGCTCTTGATTGATAACAAAGAATGTAGGCGCTTCTTCACCGTCTTTATTGTAAATCGCATTCATGCTCGCCTGCACTTTGCGAAACATCTTGTTGTTAACTCTTGCGTGTGATCCAGGCTGCTGATCAGTCATGTCTCCATCTAACTCCGCTTCAGGCGTCATAGCTGCAAGTGAATCCAAAACGACAATATCGAATACCCCTGATGAAAAAAGACTTTCGACAATGTCAGCAGCTTGTTCCGCTGATTCCGGCCTAACATAATATAAGTCGGAAAGATCAACTCCAATCTTTGTAGCCCAATCAAAGTCTAGTGCGCCTTCAACATCGACATAAGCAATTTTATATTTTCTGCCCGTCCCATCAAATGGAAGGTTTGTATAAAATTCAAGCTTTTGAACAAGGGCAATCATCTTTAGCATGAGATAAGTTTTACAACTCGATTGTGATCCCCAAATGATATTCATGCGATGCTTAGCCCACCCACCGCCTAGAGCAAGGTCAAGCGCAAATAACCCCGTAGGCAAACGAGGCAAAGACCGATAACCGATGTCACCTGCTTTGCCTATGATGCCTTCACCGAATTTTTTTTGAATGTCAGCTAATAATGATTGTTCTTTTTGATTGCGTTCTAACTGCTTTGATTCTTGAGATTGAGTGATTTTAACTTTAGGTTTGGCTTTTGCTTTCATTTTTGCGCTGCGCCTTTCGATTCAGATACTCATCAACTTGCATAGACTTTTTGATGATGAATTTCCGAGCCT